CAGATTGTGAGCAATTATATTACGGATTTAATGTCTTGCCAGAAGAAGTCCAACTAATCATTGCTAACATGATGTTTAATATGGGAAGACCTAGACTTTCAAAGTTTAAAGGTATGAAAGCTGGTGTTGACGCACAAGATTGGAATAAGGCAGCAGATGAAATGATAGACTCTGCGTGGTATAGACAAGTTCCAAATAGAGCCGGAAGATTAGTTAAAAGAATGAAGGCACTGGCTTAATGACTGACTTAGACTTTGATTTTGGTTTTACTGCAGTAACCGAAGATGAATTGGATGTAGTAAAGAAAACACAAGAAGAAGTTAGTGGCAAAGAACACTTATTAACATCTAAGCAAGATACACTTGACAACCTTTATAATGCAATAATGCCTTTGTTATCAAATTTAAAGAAAAATCCAGAAAAAGAATATATTCTCTGGCCTAACAGACTACAAAAAGTTGAAGAATTCGAAGATCATATTAATAAGATATATACAAATAATAATAAATAAAAGTAAAATAATCCTTTACTTTTGCAAAAAACTATGGTATAATAACTATAATGATTAATTTTAAAACATATTTAGAAGAGGCTGCTGGAAAAGGTTTAACTATATTTGATATAGATGAAACTATGTTTATAACTAAAGCTCAAGTACATGTAGTAAAAAACGGTAAAGTTGTTAAAAAACTAGATAACCAAGAATTTAATACGTATAAGAAAAAACCTGGTGAGGATTACGACTTCGGGGAATTTAAAAACGCTGATGTTTTCCAAAAGACATCCACACCAATTGCAAGAATGATTAACAAAGTCAGAGCAATACTTAAGAATGCTACAAAGGCAGGATCTAAAGTTATTATTGTAACCGCAAGACCTAACTTTGACAATAAGAAAACATTTCTAGATACATTTAGAAATCAAAGAATTGACATAGATAAAATTTATGTTGAAAGAGCTGGTAACTTAGGTTCAGGCCCAGCTGCAGATAATAAAAAGATTATTTTTAAAAAATACTTAGATCAAAAAATATATAAAAGAATAAGATTATTTGATGACGCTATGTCTAATTTAAAAATGTTTTTATCATTACAAAAAGACTACCCGGATGTTTCTTTTGAAGCATTCCTAGCAAAACCAAACGGCTCTGTTTCTAGAGTACGATAACAGGAGATTATAATGAATATGAAGACAATCGCGGCAGTGGCGACACTGGCATTTTTGTTTTGTTTTTCGGCATTTGCTGATAAAATAAAAGTAGGTTTTATCTATATTGGCCCAACAGGCGATCATGGATGGACTTATAGACACGATATTGGAAGACAAGATATCGAAAAACATTTTGGCGATAAAGTTGAAACAACTTTTATAGAAAGTGTGAAATACGGACCTGATGCTGAAAGAGCAATCAGAGCTATGGCAAAAGACGGCATGGATATTATATTTGCTACTTCATTTGGTTACATGGAACCAATGTTGAAAGTTGCTAAAGAATTTCCAAATATTAAGTTTGAGCATGCTACTGGTTATAAGACTAATGATAATATGTCAGTTTATTCTGGTATGTTTTATCAAGGTAGATACATTCAAGGCGTAATCGCTGGCCATATGAGTAAAAATGGTAAAGCAGGTTACATTGCTTCTTTTCCAATACCTGAAGTTGTAAGAGGTATTAATGCTTTTTACTTAGGCGCTAAAAGTGTAAACCCTGACTTTGATATTGATGTAGTGTGGGTTAATAGCTGGTACGATCCGGTTAAAGAAGGTAATGCAGCAAAAGTATTAATTAGTGAAGGCGCTGATATTATTACACAACATACCGATAGTCCTGCTGCACTACAAGTTGCTCAACAGCAAGGTGTATATGCATTTGGTCAAGCAAGTAACATGTATCAGTTTGCTCCAAAAGCACAACTTACAGCTATCGTTGACGATTGGTCTCCGTACTATATCAAAAGAGTTGGCCAAGTTATAGACGGTACTTGGAAAAAGTCAGACACTTGGGCTGATATGAAAAGTGGAATAGTAAAAATGGCACCATATACTAATATGCCAGATAACATTGCGCGTATTGCTAGAGATACTGAAAAGAAAGTTATGAACGGTGATATTAAACCATTTAATGGTAAATATTCTGTTGGAGAACTACTAGGCATGAATAAATATGTTAAAGGGATAGATGCATCATTACCAAAATGATAACTTTAACAGAAAATGCTAAAAACTATTTAAGCACCACCACCAAAGCGCATGATAAGAAATATGCTTATCTTGCAGTCAATGGTGGTGGCTGCTCAGGTTTTCAATACGAGTGGAACATGACCAACGATTTGGAAAAAGGTACACTCGTTGAAAACATTTTAGTGCTAGACCGAACTGCAGAAATGTTTGTCATTGGTTGCACTGTTGACTATGTAAAAGAGTTTGGCGGATCGTACTTAAAAGTTATAAATCCTAATGCAACAGCGCAATGTGGTTGCGGGGAATCATTCGCCGTATAATTTAATTAACATGTTATGTATTTAATTCATTTTTTAGTGTACATTTGCGTAAAAGCGTGATATAATAATACTATTAAAATGGAGAAATACATAATGACATCATCAAAACTATCAATAATTTATTCACACTTTCAATCCCTTCCGGATTATCACCATAAAATTAAATACCTTCAGGACAACAAATCTGACCTTGAAAAATTTAACATAAATGTTGACAATTTAATCAACCACTATTTAACTAACGGCGACAAACCATATCAAACAATTAAAAAATCGGAATATTAATTAATGGCATTTTACACTAATCTTTATCGATATAAAAGTAACATATACTATCGCGGTTATTCAACTAACGGCGATAGAGTTGTTAAAAAAGATCATTATGAACCAAAGTTCTGGGTTACTACACCAGATGATACTGGTTACAAAAGCATCGATGGTCATAATGTCGGATCAATAAACTTTAATAGTATGTACGAAGCTGGTCAATGGCTGCGTGATAACCTTGAAGTTTCTGGTAGAAAGATTTATGGTAATAAGAGATACATATCACAATACGTAATGGAAAAGTTTCCAGCTGATATTGAATTTGATCGTAGTTCAATTAACGTTGGTACATTCGATATTGAAACAGACTATGATGATGGCTTTCCACATCCGGATCAAGCAGCTCATAAAATATTATCAATATCATATAAGTCTAGTAAATTCTCAACATATCACGTGTGGGGTTATGGTGATTTTGATACTAAGACTGCGCTTATACGCGATGTTAAATATACCCGATGCAATAGTGAAGAAGAACTTCTTACTAAATTTATAGAATTCTGGTCACATCCGGATATTACACCTGACGTCATTACAGGTTGGAATACAAGGTTCTTCGATATTCCTTATGTGATCAATCGTACTTCACAAATTCTAGGTATTGAATACTTACATAAGTTTTCTCCTTATGGCTTGCAAATACCAGACCCTAGAAAAGTTATATATCGTGGTAGAGAAAATCTAGTCTATGAAATACCTGGTGTACAAACGTTAGATTATATGGAACTATTTCAAAAGTTTGGTTACACGTATGGTCCTCAAGAATCATATGCATTAAATCATATTGCTTATGTTGTTCTTGGTGAAAAGAAACTTTCATATGATGAATCAGGTTCACTTAAAAATCTATATAAAGATGATCATCAAAAGTACATCGACTATAACATGAAAGATGTTCAACTTGTTGATAGACTCGAAGAAAAACTTGGATTGATTACGTTGGCTATTACTATGGCTTACAAAGGCGGTGTAAATTTCCAAGACACATTTGGTGTAACTGCTATATGGGAATCAATCATTTGTAGAAAATTATATCAAAGTAAAGTTATTCCACCACTTACACAAAAATATGATAATTATGAAATTATAGGCGCAACTGAAACATCAAAGAAAAATCCATCTTCCGCTTTTCGTGCAGAAGGTAAAACACATCACATTGCTGGTGGCTATGTTAAAGATCCTATTCCTGGTAAATATGATTGGGTTGTATCATTTGATTTAAATTCGCTATATCCTAATATTATTGTACAAAATAATATGTCACCAGAAACAATAGTTGATAATCCAACAGAACCTGCTGAATTTGTAAGAGCTGCAAATGACACATACTATCGTAAAGACTTTCAAGGTGTATTACCAAAAATTATTGAAGAATATTATGATGAGCGTGTATCGATAAAAAATATGATGTTAGCTGCAAAAGCTGAAGAGCAAAAAGGTTATACATCTGAACTAGATAAAGAAATAAGTAACTTAGAAAACAGGCAGATGGCTATTAAAATTCTACTTAATAGTTTATATGGTGCATTGGCTAATAAACACTTTCTATATTTCAGACCATCACTTGCTGAAGGCGTTACACTTACTGGTCAAAAAGCAATTAAACACGCTGAAGTTACTATGAACACTGAATTAAATAAGTTACTTAAATCTGATAAAGATTATGTAATTGCAATCGATACCGATTCTTTATATGTTAACTTTGGNCCACTGGTAGAGCAATTTGCTCCAAATAATCCAGTTTTATTCTTAGATAAAATATGTAAAGAACATTTTGAACCTGCTATTGGAAAAGCATATGCTAAGTTTTTCGAAATGCATAACGCATATAAAAACAGAATGGTTATGGCAAGAGAAGCAATATCTGATGTTGGTATTTGGACTGCAAAGAAACGATATATACTTAACGTGCATAATAATGAAGGTGTGCAATATGCTGAACCTAAACTTAAGATTATGGGTATTGAAGCTATTAAGTCATCAACACCAGAAATTGTACGTAATAAATTCAAAGAAGCATTTAAGATTATAATATCTGGTACTGAAAAAGAAACACAAACGTTTATTGCTAACTTTAAAGCTGA